CGTTGTCAAGCACTTCTTCATCTAATTTCACATCTTCTACATCATCTTCGGCCGGTTTATCAAAATATTTTGGCCTGCGTTTCGGCACGGCCGGACCGGTCTTTTTGAGTTCTTCTTTATCTCGAGCAGTTTGATCTAACTGTTCTTGTATCCAGTTTAAATATTCATAGTTGCCACTATCACCTTCGATCTCATCGAGTAGTTGTTGAAGGTCGATGCTTTGTAGATATCTGAGTTTAGTTTCAGATTGTTTGGCCTCTTTCTTTATTCTACGGATAAAACTATAATAAGTTATCTGTGTAAAATATGCGAAAGGGTTGTTTGATTTGTCAGGGTTGAAGCGGTCAGCATACCTTAGACAGTTTTCAATACCGTCAAGTATCATCTCGTCTCGGAAAGTATAATTTACAAAGTTGGACTTATAGGCCAAGTGGTTAGAAATTTTTACAAAACACTCACCCAAATAGTTTGTACACTGAGGTTTAGGGTCACCGGCTGCTTCAGCGACGGCAAGTTCGTCCTTCCAGTCCTTCATGGCTTGGAAAAACTTTTTGTTGTCAATGTAATGTGCTGTACTTTTACTCATATTAACACCATTATATAGTTAAAATTATTTATTGTCAAGCGCTAAATAATGCTTGACATCCATTCACTTGATTGTTATACTTGTGCTGTAGGCATTAAAGGATAGCTCTAATGAAATGTTTTATCCTTGTCCAACAACCCATCTAATACTTCTTTCATATATTCTGCTTCTTCTTTTGTATATTCTTCACTTTCTTCTTCGTTTATAAAAGCATTCCCGTCATATTCCAGCCCTCTACTGTAAACCGTATTTACCATTTCTTCATATGTTCTGATAAGTTTTTCATCTAACACATTTGAATACAGTACATTATAAGTGTCAATGACCACGTTATTCTCAGCAGTCATAATCAATAAAGGTCTTAATACCATTTGTTCTCCAACAATTTTACCATTGTTGTCGTGTATCGGCTTTGCAGATACCTCTAAAGGATTTGATATGAGAATATCCTCAGGAGTATACACAGCTTCTCCAACAATAATTGTATTGTTCAAAAGGCGTACTACCATATAATTATTCTGCATTTATTGGCACCCTTACAAGTTTGTAGTTGAATCCTTCTTCATTATATAATTTTATACGCTCAACCATGTGTAACAGCGTATAGTTTTTCTTTGACTTCCATTGCAAATCATCACCAATGTCAAACAAGTTACAAGAGACTTTGTTGTCTCCTTTTCTTAATCCTCTACCGATACTTTGTAAGTTTCGCACTCGACTTTTACTCGGTGAAGCAAAAACAATATTATGTAAGTTACGAATATTTATGCCTGTTGAAAATGTCCCGTATGACGCAATAATTATAGCGTCTGTTTCTTTCTCTGTGATTGCACGTATTTGTTCTCTTGTATCAGTATCAGTACCACCAAATACAAAAAACACTTTGCGCTCATCGCCGACCTTTTTCTCTATCATATCATACAGTATTTGCCCGTGCTTTTCTACATACTGAAACAACACAAGTGTATTGCCTTTTTGTGTGATAGACAAGTTACGTATAACAAGATTACGACTGTGATTAGATACAAGCCAATCCATTTCTTCCTGATACGTCATACCTTTAACTGTCTTTCTGTCAGCGTCAGGGTAGTCTAAAACCATAGCAACGACTTTTAGGTCTGCTACTTGATTAGTGTCCATCAATTTTTTTGTAGTAATAACTTTCTTTACTGTACCAAACACACCCTCTAACACGAGCTTGTGGGTCTTTGTCCCATCAAGTGTGCCTGTTGTGCCAATACGGTACGGTGTGTTTACGCACTTGTCTAATATGGTAGTAAGAGATTTTGCTTTGAATAGGTGAGCCTCGTCACCGTATACTACGTCAAACTGCTCGAACCAGGACCTGGGAAACTTGTAGATTGATTGCCAAGTAGAAATCGTTACGGGGTATTCGTTTGACTTTTCTTTGCCTCCGTAGATTCTATGACAGTTCTCAGAGACCTGCCAGGCATCTGCTGTTGCATAGTCTTGGAAGTCCCCATACATTTGCTCAACGAGGGAGGTTGTTGGCACAATGATGAGCTGCTTGCGATTAAGATGTTGATGATAGCGAAGAAGATTATAAATGATAAGAGACTTCCCAGATGCAGTGGGGGATAGTAAGAGTGTTCTCCCTTCGTTGATAGCATGTCTGACAGCCTCGATTTGATAGTCTCTGATTTCAATGTCTTTTCCGTTGCTTTGCAGTTTTAGTTTTTTAGCAAAGTTCTCAACGTACTGCGTTGATACAGGGTCGCCAATATCTTTTATCTCTGTTTCTAATTTGTACTCTAATGTGTCTGCAAATTCTTTTAGGTAAGGCAACAAGCCTACGTACAATTCTTGCCTGTACATATTATATAAACGTGCTTTGCCATCCCACATACGATTACGATACAGTGGCATAAACTTAGCACCGGGTACATCAAAGGTAAAAAAGTCATTGAGCTCTTGTGAAATTCCCGGCTCTGTTTGTATCCTTAGATATACTTCATTTTTCTTACTGACTTTTATCACATTAAACCATTAGTAAACTTGGTCCATTCCACGGCATTCTTAATATCCCAAGTTCTGCTGCTCAAGGATTTCATTACGAATTCACACTGATAAAGACAAGCACGTATATACTCTACTTTATCAACAATTTTTATTACATCTGGATCGCTATCTAAATACTCTTGCATCTCTTGCTTTAAAGGCTGGTTGCCTAAGTATTGTTCCCATCCAAGTTGTTCAAGTTCTTCTTTGCTTAGCTCGCCACGAAAGTATCTACTTTTAATTCTACGCAAAGATAACATCTGTGCTTCGTATTTACGTAGCTGTAATTTAAAAGTAGTTAGATAGTTGAGATACTTAGCGTGTAGCTCTGGTGTTTTAGTTGATTCACTGCCCAGATTTAGCTCATCAATTTTGCAATCGGACTTCCACTCCTCTTGCAGTTCATTCAATGTAATCATACTCTACCTATATAAAATAATATATTATCTATTTCGGTTACAACATCTTTTGTGTTATACCAATCGTCATAGATACATAATTCACCTTTTACCCAAAGAGTTTTATCAACCCTATATTCACAATATTTATGCCCACCCAAAACAGTCATATTTTCAGGGCATATTTCTTTTACTCTGTACACTTCTTCTATACTATCAAAAGTATGATTGATTGCAACAGGTCCTATCTCACTCATACCCCAATTAGTTATGAACCTACAACCTTTACTTACGAACGCCTCAATAATATCCCATGTTACTCTGTCAGAGCCGCACATTATTGTTATGCCTGTAAGATCTAAATTACGAAATCCCTTAGTACCCATAATGGCTCTTGCATGATCGGGTGTAATATGACTATGAGTATACAATCGTATGTCTTTAACAAAGTCATATGCACTAAACTTTACAATAGTATTTTTACAACCTATCACTTCACATGGTAGTTTTGTTACCAATAACCCTCCGGCGTGTGTTAGTTTACAACACGTATATACTTTACTTTCAGGGGTTAGTTTTAATACATCAATTGCTACCTGAGAAGCAGCAATTAATTTTTGTGGAGGTTGGTAATATAACTTTGGTTTTCCGGTAGTCCCAGAACTCATCACGCTAACATTATCAAACATAAAACTAACTCAAAGCATTTATTTTATATTGCCTATATCTAAATGATGCAAGACCAACAAAATATTCTGAGTCGGTCAGATCAAAATCTAAACCACTCAATGCTGTAGGAAAAGCATCTTGAAATATAATTTCCGTAGATGGATTATCATTAGAGTCTAATACAAACAAACTTGCGTCACTTAATAAACCATCAATAGTTTTAGTTACATTTTTTCCTGGGAATCTATATAACTGACTTTGAAGATAGTTAGTGTATTGCTCTGTTTTTTCAGGATTGCCCATACCAATAAGCCAGTTGTATAGCTCTTTATAGTTAGCCATATTTTCTTGTATTAAGAAACGTATATTGAGCTGACCAAAAGATAGCTTTTCGCCTGGCATAAAATAATCTGCAAGAGGTGTTGCTTTCTGTGCTTCACCTATAGTAATGTCAGGTATATTTGCCGACTGGCAGAAAAAAGAAACATTTGGCAGGTTGTGAACCTGAAAACGAAAACCATTCGGTTTTAAGTAATCAAGTTCACTCGGATTTCCCGCATCAAATGATGCTTCAGTTATATTGTTTATCGGTGTGTATGCCATAGTAGTTACCTTGATTGTATCTACTATTTATAATACCTGTCAAACGGGGTACAAAATCGTTATTAACAGATAAATGGATACAGAACATAATATATAATATAGATACTTTAGAAACCGTAATTAGCATATACAATGGCCGCCGGTAAACCGAATGCTATAATGACAGTTGCTAATGACTGGATTGTTGCTAAAGTGTAATCGCGCTTTCTCATTTCTTTTTAAGTCCTTGCCTTGTGGGCATCTTTAATCGTTAGTTATACGGGTGTGTATAGGAAAGTAACACATAGTGCTACTTTCCGTACTATATATAATAAACGATTTTTTAAGACTTGTCAAGCCCTATTCAATATTTTTCCACGTAAACGCACCGAAGAACATTTCGTCCTCCGACATTTGTCCCCAAGGTACTTCTCTGCTTGGATCAGGGTTCATAGGATTGTCGGCCGAATTATCAAACCAACCTTTTACGTGTAATCGTGTACCCTGTGGTAAAAACTTAGGCTCTCTCCATGTGTATGATAGTTGCCAAGCATATTCATAACGTGGAATATCAATAAGCTCTTCGTCTGTACCATCTGGGTAGTGTGCTGTTGCTCGCATTGCTTTACCACGGAAGTGCATATGTGGTAAGAATGTGTGCAGCATTACATCATTCTTTAGTACAATCTCAGCTTCTTGCATAAAGTTAGGATCGTATGGAGGAATCGGTGTCCACTTGTCTGGGAAGATACACGCACAGTCGCCTGCCATTCTTTCTTCTGGTACTACGCCTTCGTCATGGAAGTACAGACCGATACGTGCTTTATCAGTACGTGGTGTGCCGTCTGGCGTATAGTGTAGTTGCAAGTTTACTTTACTGCCTGCTCGCAATAGTCCACCTGTGTTTTCATCATAGAAGTCAGGATCGCCACCAGGAACATAAGCACTGATACTTGCATAGTCCATGTTCTGCTGCTCAGCGCCTTGTGTGCCTAAGATGTTACCGTTGCGCTCACCAGGTATTGAAACTGAGTTTAGCATATGGTGCATTACAGTAGGCTCTGAAGGCAAATACTCTGAACCTCGTAGCCACTTATCTTCTGTAAGGCCTAAGTCTACTCCTACGTAGCGATAAGGTATTGCTGATGGGCCTGCAGGTATTTCTTGTGCAGGTACTTCAACAATCATATCAGGTTCACCGTGTACCCATTCTGAATCAGGGTATACTGTTTGAGTTAGAGGATCTATTACACCTTCAACAGGTGCACCTGCATCAACCCAATCTACGAGAGTTTTCATTTCATCATCACTTAATGTTCTGTGATTGATAATAGTGTCTCTGTACTTGGGATTAATCTGTCCAGGAGGCATACGTCTTGATACAATAGCCTCTTTGATTGCAGGAGCAAATGCCTGTACTACTTGATAGTTACTCATAGCCCAAGGAGCAATGCCACCTTCTCTGTGACACATTTGACATTGCTCTATCAGTATAGGCGCCACTTTATCTACGTACTCGTTTGCTTCGGCTCTAAGCCCCAGCAACAATACTACAATGCCAATAGTAGCTGTGAAAGAATTTATCCTACTCATTAATCATCTCCCATAATAGTTCTTTGTGCTTTCAATTGCTCGAATCCTTCTTCATCTAAGTGTGTAATGGCAAGCCAAGCGTGAGTCATCTCATCCGCAGTTCTACTACCGCCTACTACCCAAAAGTCTGGATCTGGATTATTTGGATTGGCTGCTGTGTTGTCATACCATTGCTTGAGAATGATAACAGCACCTGTTGGTATTAATGGTGCTACATCAGGATCGTATAAGTGACTGTGATGCCATGTTGCACTCCAGTTGCTTATCTGACTAATTTCTTCTGTGCGTCCTGTTTGTGGGTAGAAGATTTCAAGACTTGCTGCGTTCATACGCAGGTGTCCGTGTGGTTGAAAACTATCTAAACGTACAGGATGATCGAAACTGTGAAAGCCCTGCGTCATTGCATATCCATTGGGTGGGACTATTAAGTCTTCCTGGGCGCCAAGGCGATACAAACTCAAATCTTGTTTGTATTTTAATTGTTTGCTTTCCTCTTCGGTATATAACCAGAGTCCAATCTCCACTACGTTGTCTTTGATAACCGCTCCTGGAGCCATTGCGCCAAGTCCACCGGGGAACATATGAATGTCCCACGACACTTCTGCGTTTGCTGGGATCGTGCGACACACTCCCTCTGGCACGATCTCTCCCCACTTTCCCATAGCATACTCAGTGAGCATGCCTTCACGCCCTTCCGCTGTGATAATGCTTGAGTTAGCGTGATGGACAACTGACTTAGCATTGCCACGTGGTTTAACTTGTACTGCTTTGATACAACGGTCTTCAGTTAACCCTGTTGGTACTAAATGCTTGTGCCACATATCATTACCACTTGCAGGAATGTCTATTGCTACTGAAGGAATGATTGCGTCTGGTGCGCCAAAGTCACTTTCAAAGTTCCATGCTTCTGGATCTCGCAATTCAGGTGGTTGTATTACCACATCAGCATTACCATACTGTGAGCCGTTGTTTACCCAGGCAACAACAGTATCTATATCTTCTTGTGATAGACGCCAATCGCCTTGAAGGTCTTGTATACCAATGCCATGGTCGTAAGCATAAGGAGGCATTTCTCTGTTTGCTACTCGCATTTGTATAAGAGGTGCCCAAGGTCTTACTTGTTCGTAGGTTTCAAAACTCATTGGTCCTATGCCACCAGGACGATGACATACTACACAGTTGTTGTTAATAATATCAGCAACACCGTCTGTGTATGTTTGTGCTGTTACTGTCAAAGGTAGTAACATAAGAAGTAAAAATTTCTTCATGTGAATTCTCCGTATTATCCATTACAGGAATCGTAGCGCTATCTCAGCGGGTTTACACTATTTATACACAATTTATACTATAGATAAAAAAAGGGGCTACGAATAGCCCCTTCAAAAACGTCCCTATTGGGATTCTTTTTATTCTTACATCAAGTTAGTTACTTTAACTTTTCTGTAATACTGGTTACGTGCTGCAGTGAATGTATCACCGTCAGTAGTACCATCAGACTGAGTTACGTATGGGTTAGCAATCATGCCGTAACGAGTCTTGAAGCCGATTTTTGGCTGGAAGGTGTTAGGGTCAATTGCACGAACCATCTGTAATGGGACGTAAGGACAGTAGAATAAACCAGCGTCATAAGGTGAAGTACCTTTATAACCAGCTACATAGAACTGAGAAGCTGCACCAGTGTTAGCACTGTAAGGGTCGATGTATACTCTGTAACGACCGTTAAGAACACCAGCAAAAGTATTGCCAGTATCGTCAACCTGAAGGTTGGTGCTAAGAGCAGGAGTATAGTCAAGAACGCCTGACATTGCAAGTGCAGAAGCTACGTCAGAAGAACAAATGATAAAGTTACCTTTGCCTCTACGAGTATCTTGTGCAATTACGTTAGCATCACGCTCAATGTTGAACATGAGGCCTTTAAAGCGCTCTACAGACCAACGTCCGTTTGAGTCAACGTCAAGATCGAAAGTACCGGCAGTTGCAGTAGATGCTGCACCAGGCTTAGCGACTTTGTAGATTGTACGAATAACTTCACGGTTAATTTCAGCGAGAATTTCCTGAGAAAGAATGTTGCTCAGTTCGCTTTCTGCGTCAAGACCATGAATTGCTTTCAGGTCCTGGGCAAGTTCAACAGTGTATTCTGCTTTCAGAGCACGAGACTTGGCAGTTACAGTGGTCTTCTCAATTGAGAAAGCCATCTCTTGCAAAGTAGTTGAGTCGCCGAAACCTTCAGCAGTTGCAGTAGAAACACCAGTACCAGTAGTGTAAGTACCATCGACAGGGTTAGTACCTGCGTGAGTACCAGCACCAGAGAAATCAGTGTCAGCTTCGTTAAACAGAGCTTCAGTACCAGTCTGGCTTGCATAGTGTGACTTCATAGCGAAGATCAAACCAGTAGGACCAGTCATAGGCTGAACGCCAGCTACGTCATAAGCCATCAGGTTGGGAAGAGCACGTCTAACCAGGCTGATAAGAATAGGATCGTAGTTGTCGATTGAAGCGCCAGTGGCGTTTTCGTGTGTTGCTTCAAACAATGCACGCTTTTCTTCGCGCAGTGCTTTTTCTTGGTTTTCGAGAACAACCGCAGTTACCGATCTTTTGTACGGGTCAGTGATTTCAGTCATTGACTCGTGCTTAAGAACAGGTTCCCACTTCTTCTCTAACTGTTCAGATAAAAACATTGAAGTTTCTCCTTATTGTTGTTATAAACTAACTTTACTATTTATAATATTAAAACTTTTGAACCTTGCTAAGAGCATTTGCATATCTGCTCATAACAGTATTTTCAGTCAAAGAAACCTCATCTACAGTATCTTCTAATTTATCAGAAGAATCAATAGATTCTTTACGGAAGTAATTTTCTTTAACTACCTTTAACTTGTTTGCATATGACTCTGCACTGGTGTAAGAAATATCTTCTACCATTACAGCAAACTTTTCTGCATCTGTGTCGGCTAAGTCTTCAGAGATTTCAGCAAAAATATTCTGCTTCTTCAAGTAGACCGCTTCTTCGTTAAGGTCAATGTTCTTCTGAACCTGCTCATCAAGCTTTTCAGTAAGTTCATCAATCTTAGTCTGCATTTCAGTCATTACGTCATATTTTTCTTCGGGTACTTCAATGTAGTGCTCGGTAAATACCTGCTGCATACCCTTAATGAAGGACTCAGTGATCTCGTTACGAAGGCCGTTTTCAACAGCAAGTTCGTTTTCCTTCATCCAATTTTCTGTTACATAGTTGAGGTACTTGTCGATGTTCTCAACCATTTCATCCAGTTTGATTTCAAACTCAGCGTTAGCCTGTTCTTCAAGTTCTGCCTCGATGGCTTCTACTTCGTTTGCTACTCTGGAGGTAACAACAGCTTCAAAAATTTCAGCTGCCTTAACTTTAAATTCTTCTGTGAGGTTTTCATCACCTTCAAAGAGAGCTGCAAGATCTTCTTCGTAGAGGACATCGTCATCTACTGCAACTTCTTCTTCAGTAATTTCTTCAGCATCTTCCTCAACGGCTTCGTCTTCTGCAAGAACTTCATCATCTTCAAGTTCTGCTTCTTCCTGGTGTACGTTTCCGGCAGAAGCCTTCTTCATTACATCAGTTTCGCTTGGCTTGTCATTGACATAGTTTGCAGGAGCTTCTTTAGCACCGTTTCCTGCAGGAAGAGTACCGTCTTTGCTCGCTTTAGCAGAAGCAGCCTTACCTACGGCAGAAGTCAAACCACCCTTTGAATCAGCACCACTAAGGTCCTGCTGCTCAGGGTTTGCGTTTGAATCGCCTTGGGTAGGGTTGCTATCGTCACGAGCAGTGAGCTTGTCTTTAGGACGGTTTGCTGAACCTTCCATAAGCTCTCTGATTTTAGACTCTACACCCATTGTTATATCTCCTTTCGGTTAGATTTAAAACTGTCTGATATATTTATACAAATTAAATATTAGATAGCCTATTTAAAAACTCGTTGAAAGCACGCATTTTAGCCTCATTGAGATCTTTTGCATTTGCTTTCTTAATAAACTGTTTTGTTTCTTCAATTTCTCTTTCTTGCCATACGCCTTTAACGTATACCCATTCTCTGCCTTCCATGATGCCCTGTACATAAGCATCAGGAGCTGAAGGGTCAGCTACAATGTCAGCTGCTGTGGCAAGCATGAAGTCGTCTTGTACTTCATTGATACCGTCTCTGTTCTCTTTAAGTGAACCGAGTCCACGTGAAGAAACCCCAAGTCCAGCGCCTTCTTTAATAAGGCTTGCTGCAATATTACCCATTGGAGTATCAAGTATTTTGGCCTTGCCTATCCAATTGTTTCCATCTTCTTTGAGAGATACAATCATATGTGATACACGGTCCAAGTTAATGTTCGGACCGTCTGGGTGCCCTAACTCACCGTATGCTCTCTTAGTGTTTACTTGTTCAGTAACATAACGATCTACTTCCTTCGCCATTATTTCTCTGGGATAGACTCGACCGTTTCTGTTCTGTAAATTAGACTGTAAAAAAACACCTTCAATAAACAAGCTCTTTTTGCCTGTTTCAGCATTTTCTTCTACAATAAACTGTAGGTCTTCATTGAGTTCTTTTATTAGTCTCATTAGCCTAAATCTCCGTCAGCGCCTTGGTGTTCCTGTGAGCCATAACCAGATACTTTAGCACAATCAACTATAACAGTTCCGCCAGTACCGCCTGAAATAACTACCTCAATGTCCTGATCGTTTTCGTCATTGTCCGCCCAACCGTAAAAATCTAAAACACCCGATTCTATTAGTTCGTATAAAATTTTGCTATTACGCTGAACATAAGCACGCGCTCCAGACGACAGTGTCCACTGTAGTCCTTTGATATTAACAGCGGGGCTTGACTGTGTTTCTGTCCCTTTTTTTAATGTTGTTGCTAAAGCTATGGTACCTGTGTCGGCTGTGCCTCTGACGGCCACAACACCCTGGACCTGTGTCAACTTTAGTACGTCTACTGTGACCGCCATTTATTTCCCCTTACTTTTTCTTTTTATGTGAGCCGTGAGAGCTTTCTTCTAAGACCTTAACATCGTCGTCAGAAACCTCTACTGTTTCGATACCATGCTCAAACATGACCTTATACCAAGCAACATTTCCTTCATCATCAGGTAAAGCGTGCTCACCAAAAATAGGGGTGCCTTCACCAAAACCTTCTTTGAAAATTTTAGTAGCACACATATGGTCATCATTAGGAAGTGATCCTTTGGCCACTCCATCTACTGGCGCTTCTGAAATTTCTACTTCAACGCCTTCTCTGAATTGTCTAAACGTCTTCATTATCGTCTCCTGTTTCGACTGTTTCAGGCTCGGCGGCAGGGTCTACCTCAAGAATATGTTCTTCGCCATCTGCCAAACCCATTGCTTCTAATTCTGGATTCTTAAAAACACTTCTTGCAAGCTCTTGTTTATAATCATTAAGAGCATCGCCGGCTCTTGCCTGCATGATGTTATTAAACTTGTCTTGTACTTCACTGGCCTTACCTTGGGCCATAGACTGCATCATGTCTCTGATTGCTTCTTGTCTATCCATCATTGTTCTCCTGTGTCTTCACCGGCAGCCTGTTGCTGCATTGCCATTTCGTGTTCTTGATCCTGTGTCATAAAAGGTTCTTCCATCTGCATCTGCATATTAATTTCTTCTATCTGCTCATCTGTAAGCATGAGTATTTCTTTTTGTACATACTCTTTGCTAAACAATGAGCCAATATAAGAAGAAGCACCTTGTAACACTTCAAACCTACTTCTCAAAATTTCCTGATTCTTTGATTCAGTATAGTACGCATCTTGCGCATACTTGTATACAATTTTTTCTTTAATGCCTTTCCAATCTTCTTCAGTCATTACATTTTTAAGTATTAACTGAGTTTTCAAAAGATCATCAAACATGACAGAGAATTTTCTTCTTAACTTAGAAACAAACTTGGTAAACTTTAATTCATCTCTGTTAATTTCAGCTGCTCGGCCAAAGTTTAGACCCGCCTGCTGCTCTAATCTTGATACAGGAACATTCAAAGACTGATATAACTTCTTCTGGAAGTATTCTATATCTTCTATTTGTCCTAAGTTTTGTCCTGCTGGCAGTGTATCAATACTTGTACCCTGACTGCCTTCTCTACGTGGAAGCCAAAAGTCTTCTAACATAGACATAAACTTTTTGTCGTCCCTAACTTCACCTGTGTTAGCGTCATACACTAACTTGTTACGATATCTATCCATGATATCCTTCAGGTATTGTTCTGCTCTATTTGCTGGTAAGTTACCAACGTCAACATAAAAAATTCTTCTTTCAGGAGCTCGTGTTATGCGATAAATGACCGCTGCGTTCTCCATCATTCTAAGTTGGTTAGCAGGTCTAATTGCTTTATGTAGATAGGACATTGGAATGTTTTTGTCCTGATCTATCAGACCACTCGGACAATACACAATTGCATCCTTTGTAATTTTCAAAGCGTTGTCGGAGTCAGCTGCTTTGTATTGTCCGGGTTTTTCAGATAAACCCTTTTCATTAAAAATAAAATATTCTTCTGTGCTTTTAACGAAAGAAACACCCTGTGGATTTTTTTCTTTCTTTACCTCTTTGATCTTCGTCATTTTACGAGGATCAATATAGCGTATATCTTTAATGCCTTCTTGTGGCTTGTCAGTATCAATTACTTTATGAAAGTACATTCTACCATCAATATACCAACGTCTAAAATAATCCTGAGCCCTATCATTAAATTGCATCAAGGACAAAATAAACTCAAACTCTGAATGTATTTTATTCTTAATACTATTCGACAATCCAGTATGATCTAAGTCTAACTTCAATGCAGGTTCATCATCTAAGTTTGCTATTGAGTCATTCACAATATCTTCAATAGCAGCATCAACATCCGCCATCATGGCAATGTCTCGATACCTTTTAATTAACTGTGCTTCGGTGTTAGCGACGCCCTCAATATCTAAGTAAGTGCCGTAATAGCCACCTGCTCGTATACTTTGGACACCGCCATCATCCGTAGGTGCCACAAAGGATTTCTCCGTTTGTGGCACTTTAGCACGAGTTATCTCAAACCCAAATATATTCATATTATATCCCTAAGCTACGATTAAAAGTTATCGTAGTGTTGGTATTGGAAAGTAACCGTAAATTCTTCCAAAATGTCATTCTGTGCGTATGCTAATGCAATCTCACTCATCTGTATTGGGAAAGCATTGCGTAGTGTGTAAGTACCACCAGGCAACACTTCATCATTTCTATCTAAATGCTGTACAACAATGTCTGCTTGGTAGTCAGCGGGAGTAAGAACTCCTGTGTTACTCGCAGTAGAATTTAGTCCTTCCATCCATTGTTCAAACGGTCTACGTAGAGACTGGTCAGTGTCATTTACAATGGTTACTGTCCAAGGATCAAAAATACGTTCACCAGCTAACTTAACCTCACGACCTCTGTACTGAATAATCGCTGGGTTAACAGTGGATGCCGGGACTGCTGCCCCGGTAACCAACAAACTATATGAAGTATCTACACCCGTTACATAACTTGGAAATCCTAAAAGCACTCTAAACTGATTGGGACGCGCACCACCAGCTCCAAGCCTTGCTTTAAATTCTGTGATATTCATTTATCTCTCCTGTTTTTATTTTATTTATACGCCTTACGCGCCAACTTCTTCAAACTGAATACCTGTACGTGTTGCTACAAAATTCAGAGTAATGAAGTTAACCGAACGTGCTGGCTGTATGAAAATATCTGCAACAAAAGAGTTGGAATCAATAACCTGCTGTGTATTATTTGTTGAATCACAAACTACACGGAAGTTATAGATACCTCTTCTACCTTGTACATCTCTCAGGAAAGGCTCTACTAAGTTTTTAAACTGAGCTCTACTAAACTCATCATTGAATTCAAATAACTGGAATTTAGATGCTGTAGAAATAGCCTTTTCAAGTACAATGAACAGTCTGCGAACATTGATACGATCAAATGCACTCGGCTTTTCAAGCAGAGTTTTATCACCAAACAGTACAATACCTGAACCAGGGAAGCCTACAATAGGATTCACACCGGCTTTGTACAGAGTATCTCTATCTGTCTTGTTAGGTGAGTATGCAAGTTTAACGGCATTTTTAATGCGCCCTCTGTTATAACCTGCAGGTGAGAACCAAGGATCTGCATCTGCGTCAGTTCTTGCACATAGACCTGCTGTATCACCATTGCATGGTACCCATACATAGCGATCATAGTATCTATCGTACATATACTTCCACCCAGAATCCATAACAGCATACGAGCTTCTTGTAAGGGCCGCGCCAGTAATGTCAGCAAGAATGTTAGCAGCCTGTCCTGTGGTTTGTCCTACTACTGAATCTCTGTCAGGAGATACAAAAACTAAACAGTCTTTACGAATATCTGCTACGTTATCAATAACTGACTTACAGTTAGCAACTTCAAGACCGCCACAGAAGATCAAATTAACATCTATTAATTCGTCATTAGCAAACAGTTGCATAGCTGTTGCAATATCGCCTGCAGAAGGATTGGTACCAACACCGCCTGTAAGAACCGCTCTTAATTCATGTGGTAACAGTGTAGTAGTGAATGATTTGTTGGTAGTTCCATTTGCAACAGTTGTAGTAGATGCCCAAGGTGCTGTGCCGGACACAGTTTCAGACGAAGGGTGGTCCATCCACCAAATCCAAGATGATCTATCATTAATTACTGTGCGGTAATAGTTAGATTCACCGAAAGAGTTTTTAGCATCTGATGCTTTAGAAACACCCTGGAACTTTTCAATAATAGTTCCTGCTACACCAGTGATGCCGCCTGTACTGTCTACTACAACAATGTGTACTTCATCAGCGGTAACACTTGCATTGGTTGCCCAAGCAGTAGTGCCGGGAGTGTAATCAAACTGTGATAAGTATTCCCATTTACGTGTAGCGACGGCTGCTGTAATTGCTACTGCTGCGTTTGCTGCTAAAACAACATTATTAGCGTCAGTAATAGAAGCTACTGTACCAATAAGAGCATCGGTTGCGTCATAAATTGTAGCACCAACATATAATTCAGTAGTTGCTGCACCGGTTGTTCCTGTAAATGCTGTGCTTCCAAGTGTGGTTGTCCAAGTACCTGTAAGTGCTTTTGACGCATTAGCGCCGTCAGACATACCCACAACAATACCATTTGCAAGCACTCCTGCGTATTTACCGGCCCACATACCCTGCGCATCGCTATTGCCGCTGGCATATGTTAAATCATATGCGCTCTCATTCTTAATAAGAACAGCTGTGCGTGAACCTGATACCGCATAATCATTAGATACATAGGCATTTTTTGCCGCTGTATCCGATGCTCTAATTACTTTTAAAGCTCCAGTATATGAAAGAAATGAAGACGCTGCAAAGAAAGTACCGTAATCCGATGATAAAGCAGGTGGTTTGCCAAAACGGTTTACGAATTCAGTTTCATTGCTAACATCGACGATTTCATCTATAGGACCCCATGTGAAAGTACCTGCAGTTCCCCCAATAGAGGTTCCAACCGCAGGCACAACAGAGGTCAAATCTGTCTCTGTTACCTGTACGCCAGGTGATAGCTGAAAAGCCATATTTATTCTCCTCGTTAAAAATCAGACATAATTTACTTACGTTAATTCATCTGATTATTTATAAGTTTTAGTATTTGTATCCTAACTCTTTAATTTTTTCTGCGTATGATTCATCTGTTATCCAGTAATCGCCGGAAATAACCTCACCCTTTGGCTTGTCATTTGATTTTACATGAACAAAAGGAGTAAGATCTTGTGAAATTGATTTCATCTCTCTCTTATATAAAGCATCTCTTGTGTTAATATCTACTAATTCTTTAAAGAACGGCATAGTAGACAACCACCCAAACAGAACCATACACATAACAAGGTCATCGTGGTAGCCTTCATCAGCCTGATACCCTTGACCTTTCTCAATAAACGTAGAAATTTCATGTATAATCTCTGCGTCAAATACCAATAGTTTCTTTTCTTCCATAAGAGACTTGAAGTTAAAACAACCCTGTCTCTTTACTTGTTTAGAAGTATTAACACCTAAACGTGCAGATCTACCAAAACCAGGAGTAACATACTGTCTGGCCTTTTCGGTAACTGTACTAAATAGGTTCTCATACTCTATTTCTTCATGTAGAATTTCAATTATCTGTCCGCCTATATCATTGTTTTCACATAATATGTAAGCATTATTGAAGTCTCTACCTAACTTAGCTATAACCTCAGGATACAATAGAGGTGCTATCTTGTTATTTCTATATGTAGCTACTACCCTGTATGGCATTTCTGTTATATCGTTAACCACAAAAGCAGAATAGTCACCGCCAATACCACGAGCAGTATCAACAGTAATACAGTAATAATGATTTTCTTTTGGTTCTTCGTATATTCTCAACCCGTCATCATTATAAAAAATAGGTTCTTTGGAACTCAATGTAGCGATAGTTCTTGCATTGATAAGTGTGTTGGATGAACCTAAGAATTCACATAGAACCTCTTGGTTAAACTTTAGTTCGCCAAGAAGTTTAAGTTGTTCTTCTGCCCACTTCTCATCTCTACCGGGTATTTCTTTGTACGGAATAAAATGATGAATAAACCCGTTCGCTTTCTTTTCTGCCTCGTTCCAAAACTTCCAAAAGTGATTGTATCCTAATGGTGTAGATGTGAGTAGAATCTTTGTAGTTTCACCAGCAGAAATAGTAGGATATACAGAAGCAAAGAACTCATCCGCAACATTGTTTGGAATGATTGCCGCCTCGTCAATGTATAGCCAGTTTACAGACTTACCACGAATACCTGAAGTAGTCGTTGCTGCTGTGAATATTCTACAATTATTTTCTAATTCAACGTCACCCTTGTTCCATGTCTTTACACCCTGCTGCATCCATATGGGCAGGTTTTCGTACATAGTTTGATAACGTGCCAACACCTCTCTTGCTGATGCTGTTTTGTTACCCATGATAGCAACAGTCTTGTCGCTTTGAAATATAGTATAATGAAGTATGCAGGCCGCCGCTGTTACAGTCTTACCCTGCTGTCTGCCTTCCATCAAAATAACTTTACGATTATTAAGTATGAGTTCTACTTTTTTCTTCTGACATTCGTAAAGTTTAAAAGGCTGTAGACCCCTGTCCAGTGTAATAATCTGAACATAGTTTTCGATAAAATAGATCGGATCTTTCTGACACTTAACATACTCTTGGAGCTGTTCTTTAGTGAAAGAATGTTCGTACCCTATATTTTTTAGATTAGGGTTCCCATGATAAGAAGTACGTTCATCACTCATGGTCTATAACGTCTTTATTCAATGCTCTTAATAGATCTTTTGTACTTCCCACAAACAAATTGTTATTAGTTACACCGCCCGCAGGTTTGTTGTTGCCCATTTCAGCATCAACCTTTTTCTTTTTCTCCTGCACGTCTAACATATCCTTAGCATTTTCTTGCATTGTTTTTATTAGTTGTCCTGCTACTTCATATGCTCTTGGATGGTCGCTGTTCTTAGCAATATGTAAAATACCTTTTACTGCTTCTTCACTGTATTCGGCAGTCCTCTTCAGCATTTCTCTTGCCTCTTGGAAATCGTCTTCCAAATCTTTATTGGCATCGTGAGGAGGTGCAGGCAAGTTGTTATCTTCTCTTACCTTTTTCAAGTTGGCATCTAAAGCCTTAGTAGGCTTAGTCTTAAATGTGTCGTCTAAACTGTCAAATGTACTCATATTAATATCCGAATTTATTTGGGTCATTAGTGGTCAATTCTAAATGCACATCATCTGAAACTTTTACTAACTGATTAACGTCCTTTTTAGTAGATGGTTTAGGTTTAAATTGATCTAATACCATTTTAGGCGTAGGAGGTTTCCTCACTCTTATCTTTGACCAATAGAAACGAGTTTTTCTTTTTACAACAAAAATTGAAATTATATTTTCAGGTTGTAAATCTATAATTCTATTGCCCGGATCGTAGTGCAACCAAGTATATTGTCCATCTTTACTGACTTTTAAATTGTATACCCACAGTTCGTGTACATAACCAGAAGCGTAAACAATTCTTAATTTCTCTATAACTCTACGTTTTAATTTGTATTTTATTAGCATTCATCATACACCCTCAAACACATTTTCAAATTCAGCAATAAATCTATATGGATCTGCTGCTGTAGGTGATGCAACATAGTTTGGTGGATTCTCTATAACCACTGTAGGAGCTGAGGTATACCCAGACCCTGAATTTGTTATTACTAAACTATTTACAGTACCATCAGTATTTAGTTTCGCTGTAGCTGTAGCACCAGAACCGCCGCCTCCTGTTATAGTGACTGTGGGAGGATTAACATAACCAGCACCGTTATATGTCATAAAAATATTACTAACCGAACCACTTGAAATTAAAGCATATGCAGTAGCAGTTGTTGCTCCAATTGAAGCGGTAACCTTTGTGTAGTCATTAGAGCTTACGAGCGTTGCAGGTGAGGCATATGCGTTTGCAATGGCTGTTCTAATAATGTTTTGATTCGCCACAAATCCATAGAAATTTAATTTCATTGTAAAATTAAAAGTCCATATAATAGATACTCTTTTAGCAAACTCGCCTTCATAGTCATCATCATAATCTACACTATCTAATGTAATATTAATATCTCTTTTAATTCCTAACTCAGGTAATTCATTAACTGTAATATTAAAATCCGGATTAAAGAAAGGCATTATTTGTTCTACAATTTGCAGACCGTCTTCTTGGTTTTTAGCAAAGATATACAAGGATAAAGACATATTGTAGGGAGTAGCAACATATGTTCTATTCACTCCTGATACTGCTTGTCCGCCAATAATCGCTTTGTTTTTTTGTATAGGAGATACTTTTCGTGAGGCATCGAAATCAAACCCTTGGATTTCAAAACCCATGCGAGGTAAACTAATTGCTATATCGCCACGGCCATCGGCATCTGATATAAGAGCAATCCTCGACAAAAACTTTTGCTTAGTTGAATAAGATAAAGGAACTCTTAATACCTGTTGTGTTACATTGCTTCCGTCAACACGATTGATATTGATGTTTGTAAATATCATACCAAAAGCAGTAATTGCTTTCTTAATATGCTCATGGTAAAACTGTTGATTTTTAAACATTATACAATCTCCCCAAACGGATTAACCTCTGAGAAGTCTATAATGCCCTCCAGGTCATTGAATTCTTGGAAGTCTGCTCCATCAGTTCTTGCGGCATCAGTGTCACTCGAATATGATTCAAGTATCAATGAGGAACTATCCTCAAGTAAAAACAAATCACCTGTTTCAAGTTTAAACTGATGCACCAACATATCAATGTTTTCATCTGTGTAAATTGCGTCAAGTTTAGTAATGCCTGTATCAATAACTTCACTGCTGTATTCAAACAATTCACACTGTAATTTAAATACGTATAATTTTCCGGCCTGATAAAATGGATCTTGAAACTGTACAAGTCTAATTTCAAATAGGGAGTTTGTTTTTTCAAAGTATAAAAGATCGCCTTCTACTGGACGAGTATCTAACTGAAAAATACCATCAGTAGTCTGTACCATCTCCTGCCATCTACGTCTTGCAACAACAAAGGTTGCCTGGTCTCGTATCTCTATACCAAAACGTGTAAACAAATCTCCCTCACCTTCGTAACCATCTACATTTTCAAGATACATTTCCAAAGGATATGCCTGGGTAAATTTACTCAGTGTATCTTCGTCAAATATTTCGTCCTCGTCTACTAATGTGCGAGGTAGATAATATACGTCATGTCCGTATATTTTCAGACTTTCAATAATCAGGTCTTCTATCAGCCGTTGTTCGGCTGTAGTACCGCTGGTATTTCCTGATTGAAAGTAAAAGTTAGTGGGCATCGTTTACCCCACCATGAATGTCGGAGGAAGCTCGTACTTTAACTGCATATCTCTTTCTATCTGATCTATTTCAGTTATTGCCTCCTCGAATATTTTATCTCCGTTGAGTGTAACGCCACCTGGAAGTTGTATGCCTCCAAACTTCTTCATGTTCTCACCCCACTGTCTTTTGATAAGAGAAGTGGCGTATTTTTTCAAAAACATATCGTCATACACTTCGGAAAATTCTGCTGGATCTACAATACTGTATGCTTCAAATATAATGTAATCACCTGGATTGAATGTAATATCCCAGTCAGCATCAATATACACACGATTCATTTTTCTGTTAAACCGAATCTGTCTTTGATTTACAAGTAACTGTTCAAGGGTTGACAGGTGGCTTTGAACCATCGAGTAATAAATCATATCAGCACCGAGCAAATTGTACATATCATTTTGCCTAAACTGATACATAATATCAAATATGTTACCGCCAGTAGTGTTTGAGTTTACTGCCCCACCAAAGTTAAACATACGTGTAATAGAAAGAACGCCGTCACCAACTGCAATATATTTGTTAGACATATCTCCTGCAGTAAATCCTGTAGAAGAATGAAGGGCTACACTTGCTCCTGAGATTGAACCGGTAACGGTCTCACTATTAACAAAAGTTCCCTTAGTGTTTTCTGTAGTAAAGGTATTTACAGATGGAATGGCTTTAATAACTGTGGTAGCACCCGATGTGCTTCCTGTTATTGTTTCACCCACTGTAAATAGACTACTTAAAATAGAAGCGAGGGTTATTGTGTCACCAGTTATCTGGTGGCTAATAAAAGTCTTTTGACGACCATCAAAATGATACTCGTACCAAAACTGCAAGGCATCATCAATGCGATCAGATATCTGATCGTCGTCTACGTTAATTTCAATTACTGGAAAACCAAGCCTGCGTAAACAGTAGTCGATTAGTTCTTGTCTTGATGCTAATGCCATGTTACTATTTATCCTTTATTACACACCGCCAAACGATTTGCTACGACCCAGTACATGAATAGTATGACTTGCAAACGTGCCTATTTTATACATATCAAAATACACAATGTCTTTACCGTTTGCTGTTCCGCTTGGAGCACTGTTACCTTCCCAGGTTATAGTATGTGGAGTTCCGTCTATTTGAACGGCTGTAGGCATATATGCTGTGCTGCCTTGTATTATCATAATTTCTACTGTGATTGCTCCAATACGATCACCGTTATTTACTCCTCCTGCAATCCATCTACCATTGGTAAAGTAACCACCACCTGATGGGAACGGTTGCTGATTATCGCTTTCGTCTTTCATGTTTCTAAAGTTGCAGGTAAAGTCTCCGGCCGGTTGATTAACAATAAAGTTATAACCATATTTAGCATCAAACAGCTTAGTTCCTGCTCCGACTACGGATACCACAGTATGTTTTCGGTTGACTTTAGCGAGGCTCAATGTCGCATCAGGGTATGTTCCTAAGTCAATCCCTTGAGCGCCTGTGCTATCACCACTCGGCCACCACCAGATGCCATATGCTTGAGCGTATTTATTTGCCGGGAGACCCCCGCTTACACTGCCGCCGAATCCCAATACAGTGTCAGTCCATTTGGTAGAACCGAGCCAATAGGTTATTAGTATCGAAGGTGATCTGGTCGTATTGCTTAAACCAACAGAACCTGGATCTGTATTTCTTAGACTTGGCGCATCGAGGCCGCTTACTTGTAAAGCCTTGTCTGTCGTATTATACTTCATATAAGTAGTTGTACCATCGTCAACATACTTAAAACCGCCACTACCATCTGAGAGTTGAACATAATTGGCAACATTGTTAGGATCAGAACTTGCGCCGCCGCCAGCAGCCGAAGTCCAAGTAATATTACCCGCTCCGTCAGTTGCTAATACTTGTCCGTTGGTGCCATCAGAAGTAGGTAAATCTAACGCTGTTAAGAATGACGATAGATTAGAGTCTACTGGTTGTTTACCATCAAGCTGTGTCTGAATATTACTTGTTACGCCATCGCAGTAATTTAATTCTGCCGTTGTAGCAGTAATACCGTCGAGGGTATTGAGTTCTGCCGTTGTAGCAGTAATACCGTCGAGGGTATTGAGTTCAGACGCGGATGCTGTTACACCTTGGTCTGAAAGTGAACCGCCGGCGCCGGACTGTGTAGCGAATGATATTGTACCCGCTCCGTCAGTTTTTAATACTTGATCCGCAGTACCATCTGATGTTGGTAGATTACACGCAGCTACAAACCCTGTTAGGTTAGCATCGTATGCTTGTATTGTACTGCCTATATCAGCATCTGTAGTAACGTCACTGCCATTGACCTGTAATGTGCTTGTGAAGTTAGTAGCAGAAGAAGTATCTGTTGTAGCAGAAGTATATGACAACGCACTCCACGAAGAAGAGCCATCTCCTACTTTTATTTTTCCGGTATCGGACTCATGTCCTACCTCACCGACTGCTAAAACAGGATTGCTTGAGGTCCATGTGGCGGCTGTCTTTGTATTTACTCTGGTTCTGCGGTCTGCCATTAGGTAAGGGCTCCTAAATCTTGAGTTGTCAATGTTCCTGAGGGGGTATCCAAACTATCAAAGGATGACCCTATAGTCTGCCCAAAAGAATCTGTATTCAGCGAAGATAAATCTCCAAGATCTCCTGTTGGGAAAGTCAGAGAAGGATCTGCTACAGCAAAGTTTGCAAGTTCAATAATATTACCTGAAGAGGACTTAGTATATATTACTTTGTCTGCTGTATTTACGGCCAACTCCCCGACTGCAAGATCGCTTGTAGTCGGGGCTGAAGAAGCAGTTTCACTTCTTTTAGGTTTTATGACTATAGCCATTACTCACTCCTTAATTCAATAAAGTCCCAGCCGCATTGTAAATATCAATTCTAAATCTATCATTGGCCGCTGCTGAAGTCATAACACTTGTGTCATTATCAGCAAATGCCTCACCGCTTGTCTGTACTGCTGTAAGACCAACACTATCAAGTGTAAGTGTGGAAGTGACATTAAGAGAGGTCATCTCAAAAGCACCGCCACTTACTGATATAGTCGAACCGCCAAGGTCAAGTGTAGAGCCTGACAAATATAAGTCACGCCATCTTAAACTTGAAGAACCTAAGTCATATGTTATGTTAGCTGCTGGTAAAATAGCACCAGTAACCTCAAGTGGTTTATTAATTTCCCACTGTGTTCCAGTGTGGTCATACAATATAGAAGCGCCTGCTCCGTCTACTGATATACCTGCACCATCGGCTGCTGCTGAATCTGCTGCACCGCTGGCTAATACAACCTCTTTATCATCTACAGTTAATGTAGTAGAATTAATAGTAGTAGTTGTACCGTTTACAGTAAAGTTACCACCTACTGTTACATCACCTGAGGTACTAACAGTAGTAAATGTACCGGCTGCTGGAGCTGTACCACCAACAATACCGTCTACGTTACCAGTTACGTTGCCTGTAACATTACCAGTTAAGTTACCAGTTACATCACCAGTTAAGTCACCAGTTACATCACCTGTAACATTACCAGTGAGGTTACCAGTTACGTTGCCTGTAACATTACCAGTTACATCACCAGTTAAGTCACCAGTTACATCGCCAGTTACATTACCTGTTACGTTGCCTGTGACATTACCTGTTAAGTCGCCAGTAACATCACCTGTGAGATCGCCAGTAACATTGCCTGTTACGTTGCCTGTAAGAGGTGCTGTAACACCTACAAATGTAACACTGTCACCAGTGCCTACTGCCTGACCAATACTAACAGCACCAGATAAAATACTAACACCTGTTCCTGCTGTAATGTGTGCTTGTACTTCTGCTGCACTTGGTCCGGTGTATGTAAACACACCTGTGCTATTATTGTATGAAAGTGAACCGTCACCGCCGGCGTCAGTTACACTTAAATCTGTTAGATCAATAGCTGAAGTATTGCTTAAATCAGCTAATGCTATTTCAAAACCACCCGCTGTAGAACCATCATGGACTACAAGGGTGTCTTTAGTTGTATTGACGGTAACCTCACCTTCAGCACCGGTGAAAGTCGAGTGTTGGGCTGTGGTTCCCCGTCTAAGTTGTAATACTGTTGGCATAGTTTATCTCCTAAAATGTTCCACCGTCAAGCGTATCAACTTGAGAACCTGGTATAACTGCTGAAGAACTTAAATTATCTAAGTCCGCCCGGCACAGCTCAAACCCACCTGCTGTAGAACCATCGTGTACGACTGCTGTGTTTTTAGTTGTGTTTACGGTAATCTCAGCTGAAGCACCTGTAAATGTAGAGTGCTGGGCTGTACTACCTCGTCTAAATCTAATTCGTGCTGCCATGTTTATATGCTCCCGTAATCTATATTGTTACCGGAACCTACACTGTCAGCAATTGACCCATAATCTTGATCCGAATTGTAATTCATTCTAACAATAGCTGTATTTGATTCTGACGCTGTATCAATAGTAAAGAGTGCATCCACGGTGTCAGCAAACTTAATAGTTCCTACGTCTGCTGTGGAGTCAGTATCAGTTACAGTGAGGCCACCGCCTATAGACCTAATGTTATTAGCAGAATCTCTGATATATAACTTTTGATCCGCGGTATTTATTGCCATTTCGCCTACAGCAAGATCGCTTGTTGTAGGAACGGAACTCGCTGTTTCCGATCTTTTCGGTTTAAGTACCACCGCCATCTCTTATCTCCTTAAGCTCTTTTTTTAATTTTTCTATTTTATTTTCGGCTTGGATTAATTCTTTTTTCAAAAATTTGGCTTCATCTTTAAGAGCTTCATCATTAGTAACTTCTTTCTCAACAACCACTTCTTTAATTACTTCTTTAATTACTTCTTTAATTTCAGGTGGCTTTTCTCTTTCTCTTAAAACTTCTGCCTTGCTATCCTCTATTTCTTTCTTTAAAGTTTCGATAGTCTTTAGTGCTTGCTCCTTCTCTTTCGCAGCTAAATTAGCTTTTGTCTGAGCCATTACAAGCTCTAAAGACATATCGTTAACCTTTTTTATCAATACATTAATGTATTCATTCACCATAGTTTCATTATTTTGTTCCATCACAAGCCTCTTACAAAGTCATCAATAAAAAAATATTAGTAAGAACCACCGTCCAAAGTATTTGTCCAGGCAGGGGTTCCGCTGTTTGAGTAAAGGATGTAACCGTTAGTACCTGCAGCAGTAGCCTGAAGAGCACCGGTTCCGTTACCGTAAATAATACCATTGCTTGTAAATGTACCTGCGCCAGTACCACCGTCTGCAACGAGAATCTCCGCTGACAAGCCTGAAACAGTACCACCAGTCAATGAACCAGTTACGTCACCAGTCAAGTCACCAGTTACGTCACCAGTTACGTCACCTTCTAAGTTAGCAACAAGTGTACCAACAGTGATAGTCAGGTCACCAGTAGAGGCGCCTGTAGCAGCAGTAGTACCCATGGTGAACTTATCTTCTGACTCGTCCCAACCGATGAAAGCGTTGTCGCCAGTGCTACCACGTTCAATAACAAGACCTGAATCGTTAGCAGCTGCAGATGTACCGTTACCGAGTTCCAAAAGTGTATCAGAAACAACAGTATTATTTGTAGCAACAGTAGTAGTTGTACCGTTTACAGTTAAGTTACCGGTAATAGTAGCGTCACCGCCAACAGTTACGTTGCTTGAGAAAGCACCAGTAGTAGCACCTGTAAGAGCGCCGCCTGATAATGAAGCAGTACCATCAGTTACCGTACCACCTTCAATTGTACCTGAAGCAGTTACATTTGTAAGACCTGCTAAGCTTGCTGCAGTATCACCAAGAGAAACAGAAGTTGAACCAAGTGTTACAGAGCTGTTTGCTAAGTGAACATTGTCTACAGAACCGTCAACAAGGTGCTCTGAATCGACTGCATCATCAGCAATCTTAGCGCCCGTTACCGCATCTGCGGCTAACTCTGTAGTACCTACACCGCCAGCAGTAATAGCCATGCTAACATTATTGTTAGTTACAGTAGAAGTAATACCTGTGCCGCCTGCAAATACTAATGTATCAGTACCAACAGTTACGTCATCAGTTGTAGAACCGTCACCGATAGTCAGTGTAGAGCTGGTTGTAGCAGTTGTTACACTTGTAACACGACCTTTTGCGTCAACCGTAATTACAGGAATCGCTGAAGACGAACCGTAAGTGTTGGCTGTAACACCAGAGTTAGCAAGTGTCACTCCTACAGTTGCAGTGTCACCAGCATCCTGGAATGTTGCAGAACCAGTAGCATCGCCACTAAGTGCAACAGTTACAGCGCTTGATAAACCATCTGCGTCAGTAGCAGTGTCTGCGTTACCAGTTAGGGTAGCAGTGATAGTGCCTGCGCTGAAGTCACCAGAAGCATCACGTTCTACAATAGTGCTTGCTGTGTTTGAATCAGTAGCTGCGTCAATAGCATCAGTGTAGAACTTACCACCAATAGTATGAATGACGGGAGTGCTACCATCAGAGCCAAGAGACTCAATATAAAGTTTAGCTGCTGCACCAGAACCTGACTGGTCTTGGCTATAAGCTAATTCGCCCTCTTCTAATTGTCCAGTAGTAGGTGCTGCTGATCCTGCCGAACGTTTAATTTGAATAACTGTAGCCATTGATTTCTCCTCTTATTAGCTTTTGTTATTATTTTTAATATGTACCGCCGTCTAAATTTGATACCTGCGAGGAATCAATTGCTAAACTTGAAACAGGGCTCGCAACCCACTTATTCGTATCTGCATCAAAGGTAAAAGTATATCCATCTTGGGCGCCGGTTAAATCAACATTCGCTAACCCTTCCAAATTAGTTGCCGTAATGACCCTTGAAGTAGACGTTACTACTTTAGGGGTTCTTGTGCTAACACTTGAACTTGGTATAGTTACTTTTATTGCCATTATCGTGTTACCTCTGGGGTTACCGTGATAATTCCTTCCAATACTCTAATAGTTTCAGAACTACTTGCTATTTCAATATCATATACATATCTGCCAGACCTCAAAGAAGACGTCTGTGTTGCAGTCAAACTAATAGTAATTTCTCCGGTTGCATCCACTTTTGCAATAGTAAAATCAACCTTTGTATTTGTTTGATAGCTTTTTCTTATTTGAGCGGCAACAGTATAATCAGCAAGATTTTTATTAGTACCGTCAGGATTATCCAAACTGAAAGTAAAGCTAAAGGTCGTGCCTTGATCTATTACAATGTTTTGTATTGTTGCCATATAAATATCTTATAAGTATTAATGTATCTTGTTATTTATAACTTTTTGGACTTGTGATGAAAACTATTTTGACACTAAAGTATGGTGACAAATACACAGCAGATGATGTGAACCGCATATATATTGACACAAATGGCAAGTACAATTATGTATGTGTGACCGATAACCCTAAAGGGCTACGTTCTGATATTTATACTATTCCGATTGACGGTGAACCTGAAGGCCACTGGGAGAAAATAAAACTTTTCCAATATCATTTTGGCAAAACTTTGTACTTAGATTTAGACGTGGCCATACAAAAAAACATTGACCATTTGTTTAATTGTCTTGACAACCAACCAATGATTTGTTATACTTATTGGAAGGATAAAAATTTTCCCTATCATAAAGATGAGCGATGGTCGTACAATTATCTAAGTAATTTTAACTCAAGTGTAATGTTGTGGGAAGATGCAAGACATATATATGAATACTGGAAAAAAGATCAAGATTATTACATGGTAAAGTATGCGGGTGATGATAGATTTCTCTACCATGAAAACTTTACATTTAAACATTGGCCTGAGGGTGAGATCTATTCTTATAAATTTGCCGGTGATAAGTATCAACCAAATGCTACTATAGCATTACTTAACGGACAAGCAGACTTTCCCAATTTAGTTGAAGAATATTATGATGAACTTCGTTTGTATAAAATGGGGAAATAAGTATACCCCAGAATACGTAAACAATTTGTATCGTATGGTTAAAAGAAACTATACGAAACCCTTTACCTTTACGTGTTATACAGATGAGAATGAGGGATTAGAATGTGACACACACCCTATACCTGATGATGGTTTACTTCACCCTGACTATTGGTTCGGTAAAGAAAAGTATTGCTGGGACCGAGCAAAGTTTCTTGTGTTTAACTCTAAAGAGTGGTTAGGATATGAAGGCCAGTGGTGCTATTTTGATCTCGATGTTATCATTCAAAATAATATAGACGAGTTAGACAAATTAGCAACCAGACCAAGAATAATTTATAGTGAATGGCAAGACCCAAAACAAAAACACGAAAGGCTTTTTATTGATATTAGAGGCACGTTTTTTAATAGCAGTATGATGTGCTGGGATGATGAACAAACTAAACAAATATATTATGATGTTTTAATGGAAGAAGAAATGGTTTTTAAAACATTCTTCAAAGGGTCTGATAACTATCATTATTGGAGACAGAGAGAGTTTTGGAAAAACATTCCTTTTGAATGGATATATAGTTACAACCGAGGAATGAAGTTTCCTAAAGACATTGCACCTTTTAAATACCGCCCTGATGCTAAAGTTTGTTTATTTAACACAGACCTAACGCCAGACCCTAAAGCAAAAAAACAGATTAAACTTGAGGGATTGAAGGATAAAGAATTATTGAGGTTATGGAAATGCGAGTAAATTATATCTGCTGTAAGTGGGGAACAAAGTATGGACCACATTTTGTCAATAAACTATATTCAATGGCTAAACGTAACACTGACCATAGCATTTTTGATTTTCACTTTTACTGTTATACCGATCTTCCTGAAGGCCTTGATCCTGGGATTAAAGTTATTGACTTTCCTGACATTCCTAATATTCACCCTAAGTATTGGTTTGGTTCTGATAGTTTCAAGTATGGAATGGCTCGCTGCTGGGATCGTCCTAAAACTTTTGTTTTTAATACTCATAACTTCGCTGACGATAAGCCTACGGGGCGTTTCGTTTTCTTAGACTTAGATGTTATCATACAAAATGATATGGGTCCTATTATTACATATGATTTAGATAGACCTACAAAACTTAGAAGTTGGTGGCAAGATCCAAAACCAATGAAGTCAAGACAATTTAAACTTGCACACGGGGCTTACACAAACGGTTCCTGTCAAGTGTGGTCGGATGACCAATGCGAATGTATATGGAAAGATGTATTGAAACATCAAGAACAAATATGGTTTACATTTACTGATGGAACTGATAACTATCACAGTTGGCGTTGGGGTGAGTTTAGTAAGACTCCTTTATGGGGACACTTCCCAAGTTGGATGGCCTACTCTTACAATAGAGGCAGAGACTGGGATGCTGACGATTTGAGAGTAGACACCTATCGTAAAGGGTGTATTCTCTGTGTATTCAATATTGACTTATTGCCTTTTGAAGATTCAAGTAGAGGCAAAACAAAACAAGATCAATTAGTAGATCCTTACTTATTAGCGCACTGGAAATGAGTTTACACATATACACAGTCAAGTGGGGAACAAAATATCCTTCCTCTCATGTAAATGAAATATACAAACAGTGTAGGCACCATGTCACACGAAATTTTATTTTTTATTGCATAACAGAAGATCCCAAAGACTTACACCCTGATATTGTTCCTCTAACAATTCCTAAGGATAACTACTATGAAAAGTGGTGGAACAAAATGTATTTGTTTGATACAGATATTGTGTGGCAAGAAGGGGAAAAACTATTTTTAGATTTGGACATTACAATACAGAGAAATTTAAATGCTTTCATAGATTATCCTTGTTATGACAAACTAATATTTGTGAAAACAGAATGGCACGATTTAGAAAAAATAAAAGAAGAAACAAAACATATACCCCACGCATATACTAACCTAAACTCAAGTATACTGAGATGGAATGATTCGTTGATGGAAACAGAATCTATGACAAAGTTTTTAAAAATGACGAAGGATTACCCAAGTCAAATGTTTTTTTATTATAGAGGGTTGGACAATCTTTTTTATAATAGATTCAACCACGAACATATTTCAACATTCCCCAGCGGGTGGGTATACAGTTATAACTATGGATATCAATATCCAAATGATGTAGAACAATTTAAATACAGAGAAACACCTTTCATCTGTTTATATGATTCAATGGAGAGACCGCAAGATGTTAAACTATAATTTTCTAACAAGTTTTAGATATTGGGGCATGGCGCTTGAAAAAATACAACACGAAATGCCTCACAAACACGAGGACTTTAGAAAGTCTATGAATCCTAACACTATGGATGCGTCTGTATGGTTAATGGAAGAGCTTGTTAAATATTTAGATTCGGAAAAAGAATACAATATTATTGTTTTAAATTCTTGGTTAGGGTTTCCTCTTGTGCCCCTCATATGTGAAAATATAAAAGTTAAGCATATGGACTTAATTGATATTGATAATGAGGCTTTAGAACTTTCTAAAGTGTTTAACAAATACTATGTAGATAACGGTGTAGACATAAATCATTTATGTTTAGATATACCCTTTGCTTTCCATAACATAAATGCTCTTAATACTGACATTGTTATTTCACTTGGATGTGAACAGATGTATCCTCTCAAAGAGTTGACCACTACTAATACTGATTGTATTTTTGCGCTACAATCAAGTAACGTAATACAGGAAATGTACGGTATAAACTGTGTAGATACCATAGAAAGACACTTAGACAACACAGGAATCACTAATGTTTTATACAAGGGTGTAGCCGAACAATCATATTATAACTGGGAAGGCAAAGTTTATTATGATAGATTTATGGCTATAGGTACAAAATAGTATAAATAGTAAACAAACTTTTAGTAGGGGCTAATGACCCTTTACGAACAGGTTAGCTTATTGTGATAATATCGCTAACTGTCAAAAGTAATTTAAATTACAGGAGACAGGTATGCTTTTAAATCGCAGAACTATGCTAAGAGGTGCAGGTGC